GAATGACTGAGGGCCAATTTGACTCTTTATTTGTAGATAATGCAATTGCAACGTCTGGAGCATCAAAGGCCCGAAGTATTTTTTCTAATCTTGGAGCAAAAGGCGCAACTCAAGTCTTATTTGACCGAGACAAGGCTGGTAAAACCCAAATGATGAACTTTATTAAACAAGGATATTCCGTATTTTTATGGAATAAAGCAATTGGCGACCTAAAAAGAAAATTTAGTTCGGTTGATGACCAAGTTTCATTAAATAAAGTCAAAGACATTAATGACCTATTCTGCTATATACATGATAGGGATTCCCAATATTCACTTAAAGACTTTAACCTTTGGCTCAACAGTTATTTTAGCGATTCCGTGTTTGACATGGCGTACCTATAAATAACTATATGAAACCTAAAGAACCAAAGAAGATTCAAGACTTCCTAAAACCTAGAGCAGGTAAAATTAGACAGGGTTATTTTAAACCTGCACAACCAGAGAAATATTTAGGTGATCCCAATAATATTGTGTTTAGAAGTTCATGGGAATTTAAGTTCCTAAAATGGTGTGATAGCAGCCCAACCGTTATAAAATACGCAAGTGAACCAATTGGAATTCCATATTACTCGCCATTAGATAAACGAGCTCACACATATTATATTGATTTCTTAATTATAGTTAAAGATGCAAGCGGTCTTGAATCAAAATACTTAATTGAAGTAAAACCTGATAAGTATACAAAACCGCCAACTGCTCCAGCCAGAATGACTGACAAACAAACTGCTAATTATGTATATGCTGCAAAACAATATATTGTGAACCAGGCTAAATTTGAAGCAGCTAAAGAGTTTGCATCAGTAAGAGGTTTAAAATTTGGCATAATAACCGAAAACTTTCTGTTCAAATCAATATAAAAGATATAAATGAATCAATTAGAGAAATTAAAGGACTTTTATCAAAATGGAACAGACCCAGAGTTTAGTCCAAATCCAAATCATATATTCGGTTCAAATACAAATACATCAAAGACCTATTTAATGCCTGGGCATTTTTATACTCACATAGAGCTTGACCCAATTGGGCCTGATCAGGTTCCAACGTTTGACGAATATGAAATGATGAAGAACCCATCAACTAGAGAAGATTCACTAATTGAACGGTATCCAAAAGTTAAAAAGCCATTTTACGATAATCGGCCAATCTTTTTGGCACTAAGTACTGATGGATTTGGCTTAAATGTCAAGTTAATGTCACAACCTTTACGTAAAAAGTTTATCCGAACGTATCTTAAGCAGGTTGCAAATTTGCTTGATAAATGCTATTCAGATGGAACCTTGATTGATATTGATAAACGGCTCAGAATGAGTGAACTTTCTGCCTTTTATAGAGTTAACTTAGACTTTATTAAAGCTGTATCTGGTTTACCCGATATTAAATTCAATCTTCTGGTGAATAAATACAATAGAGAAAAGATGAGAAATTTGTCATTAATAGATTGGAATGATGTGCCTAAATTACACCTAGCAAACTATTCAACTGATGAAATGATATCAGCAAGATCAAGTTTTTCACTCTTTGAAATAAAATAAAACAAATAAATGGCAGGATTTTTAGATAGTAACCCATTAAGAGGCCTTAGATCAGGTTTAACCGCTCTAAGCCGTTTTGGTATGAAGTACGATGACCTTTTGGTAAAAAACTCTCAAGCAATTGGTTATATTGAAGGTCAGATGACTGGCTTTAATAATGCAATGGGCGATGATCTAATGAGAGCAACCCTTGCCTTATCTGATACAACTTCATCATTAAAAAACAAATCAATTGCATTTTTTCAATTAGATTATGTTCAAAAAAGAGAACGTCTTCGTGATCTTGCATCAAACGGTGAAATTGAGTTTATAATTGAGACAATTACTGATGATGCAATTGTATATGATGAAGATAACCGATTCTGTTATCCAAATGACTTACTTGGAGAAATTAACTATCGAGGTAAAAATAAAGAAGAACGTCTTAACTACCAAGAAAAGGTAATTGATAAGTATCGTGAAAATTTTGAAAAGATTTATAGTGCTTGGAGTTTTGATCGTGGTATTTCTGCATGGCAGTATTTTTATCAATGGTTAATTGAGGGCCATTTGGCTTTTGAGATTATTTATGATAACTTAACAAATCCAAAAGATATTATTGGATTTAAAGAATTAGATCCATCTACTCTTTATCCTGAAGTTAAAAAAGATGCGGCAGGTTTGATTTATCTACAATGGGCACAGCGTGATCCATTAAATAAAATGAATCGCACATTAACTGACTCTCAAATAATCTATATTTCATACTCAAATGAATTCAGAACAAAGCGGGTAAGTTTTGTTGAACGTCTAGTTAGATCATTTAATCTACTTCGTTTAATTGAACACTCTAAAGTTATTTGGCATACAATGAATGCGCCAATCCGCTTAAAGACTACCGTGCCAGTTGGAACAAAATCAATGCAAAAAGCAAAAGAAGACGTTAGGGAATTTACAAATACCCTAAAAGAAGATATTTCATTTGACGGTTCTACTGGAGAATTAAGTGTTGATGGAAAACCTAATATTCTATTCTATAAAAATTACGTTCTTCCAGTAAATGATCGTGGAGAGAAAATTGAGATTGAAGCACTTGAATATCCTGGACCAAATTTATCAGGTTCAGAATTATTAAAGTACTTTCATGATAAATTAAAGCTTGATTCTAAATTACCTTATTCACGTTGGTCTGAAGGTCAAGGTGCATATACTATGAATGCTGAAGGTATTTCACGCGAAGAGATTAGATACAATAAATTTGTAAAACGGTTACGCTCTGCCTATAAAGAACTTATTACAAAACCTCTTTATTTACAAATGTGTTTGGATGTTAAAGATCTTAAAGCCGATCACAAATTTGCAAATGCCGTTGGTATGGTATGGCATGATGATAATGTGTTTGAAGAAATCAAGAATCAAGAATTATTGAATAAGCGTCTTGCAACCTTAAATTCAATGAAAGCTGTAGTTGACGATGAAAACAAACCGTATTTCTCAACAGAGTACCTAATTAAGGAATACTTAAAACTAAGTGATGAAGATATTGACAAGAATCGTAATTACTTAGCTGCCTTTGGCCAAGCAGCAGAAGCTGCGGCTGGTGGAGGTGGAGCTGCTGCTGCTGGTGGTGGAGCACCTGCTGCTCCAGCTGGAGAAACTGCCCCAACTGGTGAAACCTCTTCTGAAGTTGGAACTAAAGGACAACTTTAATTTTAATATAGATGACTCAAAAAGTAACAGTAACTGGTGGAGCAGGTTTTATCGGCTCTCACCTAGTTGATCTTCTCTTACAGGAAGATTATGTAGTAACCGTAATAGACGATTTGTCTAGTGGAAAACGTTCAAATTTACCTAAGGGCAAAGTTGATCTTAGGGTCTATGATATTGCAGATGATCCCAAGAAGATTGCTACCATCATTAAAGGTTCTGAATGTGTATTCCATTTAGCAGCATTAACCTCAGTACAGGGATCATTAGAGGATCCTAAACCTTATAACCAAGTTAATATTACTGGTACAGTTAATATGCTTGAAGCATGCAGAATCGCTGAGGTTAAAAAATTCGTATTTAGTTCATCAAGCTCAGTATATGGAAATACTTTGATTACGCCTACTTCTGAACAAGTTGAACCTGATCCAATTTCACCATATGCTTTAAGTAAACAAGTTGGTGAACAGTATTGTAAGTTATATTCGCATAATTATGGAATAGTTACAACCTGTTTAAGATATTTTAATGTATTTGGAGAAAGAACCAATCCAAAAAGTTCATACCGGTCGATTATTCCAATCTTTTTAGAAAATTCTAAACTCGGTAAAAAATTACCGATTGTAAATGACGGTAATCAAACCAGAGACTTTATTCACGTTAAAGACGTTGCCATAGCTAACTTTTTAGCAATGTCATCTAAATTTCTGCACTCAGTTATTAATATAGGCTCAGGAAAATCTCTTAGCGTTAATCAAATTGCAGCGATGCTAGGCGGAAAGACTGAATCGATTGGTTTTAGGCTTGAACCAAAGGCAAGTCTTGCAAATATTGATAGAGCAGATTCAATATTATCTTGGAAACCTGAGACTGATTTTGAAACTTGGATTAGCGGTCAAAATAAATAACTCTAATTAAAAATACTACTATCGAATGGATAAATTTATTAACTGGGGTGAAGAAACTCCTGATCAAAAAGTGGCTCGTCTTAAATATGAAGAAGAAATGCGAGAACTTGCAATTAATAAACATATAATGGAAGCCCGTCAGGCTGGTAATCAAGCTGCAAATGCAGCGGCCGCTGCTGGTGGTGGAGGTGGACAAATAACTACAACAACTACAACCGCTGCTCCGACTACCACAACTACAACCGCTGCTCCTACTACCACAACTACAACCGCTGCTCCTACTACAACAACTACAACA